GGAAATAACAAAAGCTGAAAATGTTGTATCTTTAGTTAAAAATAAATTTGGTTTACCAGATAATCCACAAGGATATATGTACAAAACATCTAATATTATAAAAATATCAAGTAATTTATTACATTTAACAGGCATTACACAAATAGCAGATATAGGTAGAGTTATAGCTGTAGATGGATTAATGAATACAATACCTAAATTATTACAAGCATTTAGTGGTGGTATGGGTAAAGCTCTTTTTGAAAAGGGTTTAAAAGAATCTAATTTAGCTTTTCAAGCTATTGATTTAGGATTAAATTTTGGAAGACAAGATATAATTTCTGGTAATGACCAACTAAGAAGTAGTTTTACTGGAGCAGAAAAAATATTTCAAAAACTAAATCAAATAGCTTTTCAATATGGAAACTTACAAAATCCTTGGACAACTGCAATAAAAGTTCCAGCTACTTTATTAGTTAATACTAAGTTATTAGATATAATAGAAAGAATAACTAAAGGAAAAGCTAAACAATGGGAAATTGAATACTTAAATGGTTTAGGTATAGGTAGCGAAACAGCAACACATAAAAAAATATTAAAAGATATTTTAGATAATTATTATAAACATGGTCATGGTGTAGGTACTAAGAATGGTCCTTTTGCAAAAGAGTATGATTTATTAAAGTTACCAAATACAGATCTATGGGATAATACTACAGCTACTATGAAGTTTAGAGCTGCTTCTAATAAAGAAGTAGATAATGTAATTGTTACTCCAGGTCTAGCAGATGCACCATTATTTGCTAATACTGTAGCTGGATCGGTGTTATTCCAATATAAAAAGTTTGGTTTAGGATATACAAGAAGGGTTTTATATAGAGGACTAATGGTAGATGATGGTAACTTCTTACTAAACATTGGAGCATTAGTAGCTATGGGAATGATGATAGATGCCTTTAGATCACAACAAACAAATGCACCATATAGCTCTATGACATTAAGAGAAAAAGTATTAAGTGGTGCAGAACGAGGAGGAGTAGGTGGATATTTTACTGATATAGATAGATTAGTAATGGCATTTAGTAATAACAATGTAGGAATTAGACCAACTTTATTAGGTATAAACAAACCATATGGTACTTCTATGAAAAGAAAGATGGGTTCTGTAGCTCCTGTAGGATCTACTATTGGTAATATATATGAAATTATGTATGACTGGGGTAGGGGAAGGCATAACCATCATACTGCTAGAAGAATTAGAAGATTAATACCTTTCAACAACTTATGGTATGCAGATTTTTTATTTGATAAACTAGAAAAAGGACTATATTAGTAAACAATGGCATTAGCAATATCAGATACTTCGCCTAGAATACAGTATACAGCTACTGGTGGGCAAACTGCATTTACAGTTCCGTTTGAATTTTTTGCTGATGCTGATCTAACAGTCATTAAAACAGCTGCATCTGATGGTGCAGATACAACTCTTACCCTTACTTCAAGTCCATCTTCTGCTACTCAGTACTCCGTAACTGGTGCTGGTGTATCAGGAGGTGGATCTATTACACTCGGTAGTGGAGCTACTGTTAATGATAAATATACTATATCTAGAAACTTAGCTGTATCTAGAACCTCTGATTTCCCTGTATCTGGTACATTTCCTATAGAAACACTTAATACTGAACTAGACAAAATTATTGCTATGATTCAGCAAAATGAAAGAGATATATTATTTTCTCCAAAAGCTAAAATATCTACATCAACTGCATTTAACCTGACATTTCCTGAGTTAGTAGCTAATAAAATACTTTCAGTTAATAGTGCTGGTAATGCTTTAGAGTTTTCACAATCAATTACAGATGTAGCAACTGTTGCTGGTATTGCTAGTGATGTTACCACAGTAAGTGGTATTGCATCTAATGTTACAGCTGTTGCTGGTAATGCAACTAATATCAATGCTGTTGCTGCTGATGCAACTGATATAGGTGCTGTTGCTGGTAAAGCTACAGAGATAGGTAGATTAGGTACAGCAGATGCTGTAGCAGATATGGCTTTACTAGGTACTTCAGCAGTAGTAACTGACATGGATTTATTAGGAACTTCTGCCAATGTTACAGCTATGGGCCATCTTGGTACTTCAGCAAATGTTACAGCTATGGGATTACTTGGAACGTCTGCTGTAGTAACTGATATGGGAATATTAGGAACTGCTGATGTTGTTGCAGATATGAATACTTTAGCTACTGCTGATGTAGTATCTGACATGAATACTCTTGCTACTTCAGATATTGTAAGTGATATGAACACTTTAGCTACATCTTCAAATGTAACTAATATGAATACTCTTGCTGGTATATCTAGCAATATAACTACTGTTGCTGGAATATCTAGTAATGTAACTACAGTAGCTGGTAATAATTCTAATGTTACTACTGTTGCTTCAAATATTACAGACGTTAATACTTTTGCTAATCAATATAGAATAGGATCTTCAGATCCATCTTCTTCTCTTGATGAAGGTGATTTATTTTATAATAGTACAAGTAATGAACTAAAATACTACAATGGTTCAGCATGGGTTGCGATTGTTGCTGATACTGATGTAAAGGTAAAAGTAAGTTCTAATGATACTACACCAGGATTTTTAAATGGAAAACTGGTTGCTGGAACTAATGTATCCTTTACAGAAGGTAGTGATGGTGGTAATGAAACATTAACAATAGCTAGTTCAGGAGCATCTTTAGATGATGCAACTGCTTTAGCAATAGCATTAGGCTAGAAAGGATAGAATGGCTAATACATTTAAAATAAAAACTAATGATGCTATGCCATCTAGTTCTGGTACACCTTTAACACTATATACAGTACCAAGTTCTACTACTTCGGTAGTACTAGGATTATTACTATGTAATATTCATACAGCTGAAGTAAATGTTAGTGTTAAGATTGAATCAGATACTTCTGATACAGAAACAAATCAAACTGTGTTTGTAGTTAAAAATGCACCTATTCCAGTTGGTGGTACTCTTGAAGTACTAACTGGTTCTAAGGTGGTATTACAAACTACAGATGTTGTTAAGGTTGATTGTTCTGTATCTGCAAAAATAGATGCAGCATTATCAATAATGGAGATTACATAGATTGGGATATATAGGCAGAACACCTACAGGATCTATACTTACTGGTGCAGATATAGCAGACGGATCTATATCTACAGCTAAGTTAGCAGACACAGCAGTTAGTACAGCTAAGATTGCTGATACAGCTATAAGCACAGCTAAGATTGCTGATGATGCAGTTACTTCAGCTAAATCAACTGCTATGAATGTAGGAGATTCTTGGAGATTGACTACTGGTTTTACAGCTACTACAGGAGGTATTCAAGATATAACATCTAATTGGGAAAGAGATGATACTTATAGTTTTGGTCAATTAGGAACTGGAATGACTGAAAGTTCTGGAATTTTTACTTTTCCTTCAACTGGAATATATCTCATACAATATTTTGTAACTATAGGTCATAATGCAGATATAGCTTATTTTACTGGAATGATAAGATCTACTGCTAATAATAGTGCTTATAATACCTGTGGTGAAGCTAATGCTAGTACATCAGCAGTAGGTGCTGTTCAATATCAAATGGCATCAATGCAAAAAATTATTGATTGTAGTAATACTACAAATGTAAAAGTCAAATTTTCTTATGACACATCAGATGGAGTTTCAGTTCAAGGAAGTAGTGCAGGGAATAAAACTTATATGACATTCCAAAGATTAGGAGACACATAAAATGGATATTAATGGAAGACCTGACCACATAGAAGACTATTTAGTAACAGTTCGAAAAGGACAATGGTTTGGGTGGTCTGATTCAAAAAATAAAATATACACAAATCTTATAGTTATTGATGGTGGAGCAAAACCCTCTGAATCAGATTGCACAATAGGTTTAGGTAATTTACAAACAACATACGACAATACAAAAACAAAACAAACAAATGATAAAGCATCAGGTAAAACTAAATTAAAAAATCTTGGTTTAACTGATGATGAAATAGAAGCGATACTATGAGTTATATTGGAACAGCTCCTACAGACGGACAATATACAATTCTAGATGACATAGCTTCATCATTTAATGGATCAACAACAACATTTAATTTAACAAGTGGTGGTACTGCTGTTGTACCTCAGACAGATGCAAATGCCTTAATCTCTATCTCAGGTGTCGTACAGTACACTTCAGCTTATGCTATATCAGGTAGCACAATTACATTTAGTTCTGCTCCATTATCGACAGATACTTTTAGTGGTAGAGTTCTTGGTAATAGTAAAGATATTGGTACACCTACTGATGGAACAGTAACAGCATCAAGTTTATCCTCTACTTTTTTTATGACTAACGGGCAAACATTTACCAACATTAGTTTAGAAAGTGGTGATAATGGTATGGCAGTAGGAACTATTACAGTATCAGGCACACTAACTATACCTTCAGGGAGTACATTTGTAGTATTATGAGTAAAATAGAAGTAAATGCAATCGAGCCAATATCAGGTAGTTCTGATGTTTTACTTGGTGGCTCATCTAAAAATATAAAATTTGCTAGTGGAACTACAGTAGATTTTTCTACTAATACACCAACAGTAAATGGATTACCATTATCTGGAACTGGTAATGGTTGTTACAGTAAACCAAATAATAGTGGTGCTTGGAGTTCTTCACAAACTATAGGTGCTGGATCTTTTACTACAATTACAGCTTGGGAAAATGTAACTACTATTGGTACTGGTGTATCTTACAGTAGTGGTGTTATAACTTGTGCTAATGCTGGACTATATTTTGTTCACATGATGGCTGAATCAAGCACAACTTCACAAACAGGACAAGTGTGTAAAGTAACACTAGAAGGTTCTAATAATTATGCCGCTGGTGGTAGAATGGAAATAGCAAGTATAAAATGTTATAATGATCTTGGTGATAACCTAAGACTTGCTGGTGCTTGTATAGTTCCATGTGATGCTAATGACACAATAGATTTTAAATATAGACATGACAACGGACCATCAAATGTTGTTGTAAGAAATGGGAGCTTTTCTGTAATACAGTTAAGTACAAATATATCATAATGAGCATATTAAAAACAAATCAAATAACTGACTTAGGGGGTAACGAACTACTAACCAGTAATGGTAGTGGTGTAATCTCTAGTGGTGGTGCTATTACTAATACTCCAGCTTTTATGGTTGTAAAAGGTAGCGATCAAACAATTTCAACAGCATCATGGACTAAAGTTACTTCATGGTCTACTCCTTTATGGGATACTGATAGTGCTTGGAGTAGTGCTGATAGTAAATGGACTGTACCTACAGGCAAAGGTGGTAAGTATATTTTTCATGCTCATGTTTATTTAACATCTTTTGATGATGGGAAAAAAGTAGAAGCAAGACTATATAAAAATGGATCTAATGCTGGTGGCTCAACTACAGGAAGTTCAAGTGTGAGAGTAATGTCAAGTGGAACTAATCAAGAAGTTGATATAGGTTGGAGTTGGATAGGAGATTTAAGTGCTGGAGATTACATTGAGTATTATGTAAATCAAAATAATGGAGATAACCAAACACTTTACAGAGAGAGTTGGTTAAGTGGTCAAAGGTTAATAGGAGCATAACATGACATCAATTATAAAAGTAAATACAATACAAGATGTAGGTGGAAACAACCTATTAATATCTAATGGATCAGGAACTATTACTACTAACAATATAGGTGGTCAGAATACTCCAGCTTTTTCTGTTAGACTAAGTAGCAATCAGACATTATCAAACAATACTCTTACAAAAATTACATTAGATACTGAAGATTACGATACAGATAATGCTTTTGCGTCTAACAAATTTACAGTACCTAGTGGTGGTGCTGGTAAATATAAGATTACATTAAATATATATTGGAGTTTTGGTAATACTGAAAGTGCCTCTGAAATACAATTACATTTGTATAAAAATGGTTCATCAGTACAAAGAGAATGGATTTCATTTAATCCCTCTGGCAGAATGTCAGGTGCGGCTCAAACATTAACTATGGATATGAGTTTATCAGCATCTGATTATTTAGAAATGTACGCACTTGGTTATACTGGTGGTGCTTCTATTGCCGCTGTAGATACACAAACAAGAATGCACGGATATAGGTTAATAGGAGCATAACATGGCAATAACTCGTTTAAATAATAATTCTTTAACATCAATTACTGCTTTGCCTAGTGCTGTAGCTGTAGGTAAAATTTTGCAAGTTGTAAGCAATACAGTAACTACAAATAATACTACAAGTGGAACAAGTTATACAGATACAGGATTGTCGGCAACTATTACACCAACAAGTTCAAGTTCAAAAATATTAGTGTTACCTTTTAATCCTTTAGGTGGTGATATTGATAATGATAGTGGTGGAACAATAGAAGTAAAACAAAAACTACTTAGAGATTCTACTACAGTTTATGAAGATGATAGATTTTTAGTAGCAAGGGGTGGTCAACACCATTCAAACGCATTTAGTCATTTTTTAGATACACCTAACACAACATCATCAATAACTTACAAATGTCAATATGCTCGTTCTGATGCTGGAAGTACAGATGCTATTTCAAATCAAGGTGGTAGAGAAATGACTATGACATTAATTGAAATAGGAACTTAAAAAAGAAAGGAAAAACAAATGGCACAACTATCAACTAAAATAACACTTTACGCAGATTCTCTTGGAGTATCTTCTGTAGATTTTACTAAAGATGTTATGTTGCAAGATGATGGAGATGGTAATGGTGCATATATTAAAGAATGGAATCTTGATATTGCTCAACCAACTAACGATCAACTTGCTACATTTGAATCTGCTGGTGATACAGAAGAAAACAATAACCAAATAAGAGCAACTCGTAGAGCAGCTTATGGTGATATTGGCGATCAGTTAGACGAGATCTATAAAGATATGGATGCTTGGAAAGCTAGAATCGCACAAGTTAAAACAGATAATCCAAAGGAGTAAAGCATGTGTGAATACTGCAATGGCGAATGTGTATGTAGATAATGCCTAGTCTGTCTGATAAAACAGAGATAGGCTTACCTCTTAAAAATCTTTTAGGTTTATTAGCAGCAGTAGCTACTGCTGTTTGGGCATACTTTGGTATTATTGAAAGACTAAATAATATTGAAACCAATGGTAAACTTATGATCTCTGATGTAGAAAAAAATACAGAGTTTAGAATTAAGTGGCCGAGAGGTGAACTTGGCTCTTTACCAGCAGATAATGAACAATTTATGTTAATAGAACATATTGCTGGTCAGGTAGAAAAACATACAGAACAACTTGAAGGTGGTATGCATAATAAAGTAAATATCGACTTTCTAAAAGATCAAGTTCAAAAACTTCAAGATGATGTAGAAAAATTAAAAGATAAAGTTAGGGAAGCTAATGGTAACTAAAGTAATTATAGCATTATTATTATTTTCTGGTGGAACTATGATTGAACATACTGTTACTGATGGTGTTAAAGATTGTCTTGAAAAGAAAAGAATCATTGAACGCAATATGCAATCAGATACTGCAAGAGTATCTTGTGTTAAAGTAGAAGCACAAATAGAAACTATAGAAGGTGTTGATTTTATTAGATCAATGAGTAAAGTAAACTAATGTATGAAGAAGTAAAAAATAAGATTAAGCAGTCAGAAGGATATAGTCCAACTGGGTATTTTTTAGAGTACCAAGGAATGGATGGAAATAATATTAAAGAAGATTTTATGACGATTGGGTATGGTCATAAATGTGTTGATGGTGATCCTTATGAAGAAGGTGTTGAGTATTCTAAAGAAGTTTTAGAAGAACAATTTGAGAAAGACTTTCTTGTTTACCTTCATGCAGCCGAAAGATATATAGGGGATTGTGAAGTACCAGAAGTTGTTAAAGACAGTATTATAGAAATAGCTTATAATATTGGTGAGCCTAGATTAAATCAATTTGTCAAAATGCGTAAAGCAATGCAAGACGGAAATTTTGTTGAGATGGGCAATCAACTAAAAGACAGTCGTTTATATAGAACCCTTACTCCAAGATATGAACCAATAGTTAAATTAATACAGGAGGCATAATGAGTACAATTAAAGAAGTAGAATCACAATTAAGAAAAGCTAAAAGAAGAATTAAAGAATTAGAAAAAGAACTAGAATTTACAAGAGAAAGATTAACTGGTTCTTATGATAGAAATTTCTCTTTAAGAACTGCTTTAATTAATTCCCCTATAGATGAGATTATTGCTCTGAAAAAAAAGCACATGGAATTACAACAAGAGAATCTCAATGGATGAAAGAGATAAACTTGCAAGCCTTGATAAACAAGTAGCTGTTATCTCTCAACGCCTTGATACAATTCAAAACAATCATTTAACCCATATAGAAAAAGATATGGCTGGTATTAAAAAAGTTATTTACTCGGTAGGATTCCTCGTATTTTCTAATTTACTTGGCTGGATATTTGCAATAACTTTAAAAATGTTTTGAACATTTATGCAATACTAATAGCTTGTGTCCAAGCTGTTTCATCACCATTAGAAGATACTTGTGGTGATTTTCCTTTATATGATAGAACATTTGAAACTATACCAGAATGTATAGCTTATATAGATAACTTTGCTAGGACTGTTTCAAGTGCAAATACTGACTTGTATGTAACAGGCTTTTGCACTACAAAAGATATAAATGAAACATGAAAAGATTCTTTGCGTTTCAGATACACACTTTCCGTATCACCACCCAGATACATTTAGGTTTTTAGAGAAACTTAAAAAAACCTACAAACCCGATACTGTTATCCACATAGGAGATGAAATGGATTGGCATAGTATTAATGTATCTCATGTAATAAATCCAGATCTACCTAGCCCAGCTGACGAACTTCTAGCTGGACAGTCATTGTGCAAACAATTAGAAAAGATTTTTCCTAAGATGACTTTATTAGAAAGTAATCATGGTTCAATGGTTCTTCGTAGAGCAATGGCTAAAGGAATGTCTAAATGGTTTATTAAAGATTATAATGAGATACTAGATGTAGGCTCTGGCTGGAGATGGGCTGAAAGACATATGTTAGAAACTAGCAAAGGAAGAGTTGTTTTTGCTCATCAATTCTGCAAAGACATAGCAAAGGCTTGTAGAGAAACATCTATGAGTTGTGTACAAGGTCATTTTCACACGGTTTCAGAAGTCAAATATGTGGGTAATGACTTCCATTTAAATTGGGGTATGACACTAGGTTGTCTAATAGATAAGAAATCATTGGCTATGGCATACATGAAAGTGAATTTAGCTAAGCCAATATTATCTTGTGGAGTGATAACACATGGTGTACCCTACCTCGTTCCTATGGTCCTAAAGAATAATGGCTCATGGGATAACAACATATATCTATAGGAGAAGGATATGGATGAAATATTAGACGATATTATCAGAAGGCTAGAACGTTGCGAAGCAGCTTTGGGCTTAGATGATGAGGAAGGAGAAACAGATGAAGAATATGATATTGAGTTTGATGACGAAGTGGAACAAACTAGACAGTAAGATGAAAATCTTTATTGGAGCTGTTATTGCTCTTATCGTATACGGGTTAATCTTCAATGGTTAATTTATTAGGAGCATTAGGTCCTATTGCTAAAATAGCATTAGGCGTTGTTGATAAGTCAGTAAAAGACAAAGACTTAGCAGAGAAACTTAAATCTCAAATAACATCTCAGATGCTAGATAACGATAGTAAAGAATTGCAAAGTGCAGCTTCTATCATTCAAGCTGAAGCCAGTAGTAAGCATTGGCTTACTGCAACTTGGCGACCAGCTCTTATGTGGATCTGCATTATAGTAATTTTTAATAATTATATCTTAATGCCATTTGCTAATCTTATATTCGGTACAAGCTTAGATCTTCAGATACCCGATCCTATGTGGAATTTGCTCACAATCGGTGTCGGAGGATATATTGCTGGAAGAAGTGGTGAAAAGATAGCTCAAAACTGGAAAAAATAGCATTTTAAAGCCCATACAGGGGGTATTTAAAGATCTCCCTGTATGATTCCATTCGGTATA